TGAATCTCGTATCTTCCAAACCTCTTTGAAACAGTTCCGAAATTTGTCTGGTTGTATTTACTCCACCTTCAAAAGATTGTTGCATTCCAGGTAATTGAAAAAAGGCTGTTGTTAAATTTTCTTTAATACCTTCTAATTCAGCAAGCATCTTTTCTGCTGTATTAAGTTGAGATGTTTGAATTTCCTCGATTGTCTTCGGAGCCTTTGATTGTTGTTCTATAATTCTTTTGAAATCTTCTTCCTGTAATTCGATTAAATTTTTTTGATATTCATATCCTCTTTCATCTTTGATACTTACTTCGTATTCTCCACCTTCACCCATTCTAGCCACGTTTGCAATCAACATCTTATTTTCCTCACTCACCTCAAAGTTCAATCCTGTTGTGTTGATTTTTGCAAGTTTGGAGTCCATCTCTGCGGCCGCCAAGGCGGTTTTTCTTAATTCTGCGGCAGTGATTCCCGTTGCGTCAGCAAGTTCTTTCATAGTAAGAATTCCTTGGGGACTTATTTTGAAACTTTTAGACGTTTCATCAAAATAAGTAAATTGTTTTGTCATACTAATCAAAGAGTTCTGTAATCCCGAAGGGTCAGTCAATGATTGATTTAGAAGACTTAAAGGGTCACCCAAACTACCAACAGCTACACCCAGCCTCTGAAATGATGAAGCCATTTGAATTGCTTTTTCTGGGTCGAGAACACTTTCTGCAAATTCAAATGTTTTTTTCATATCAAACCTCAGCATAGAAGCTTGTGCCGCCATTTTGGTCAGTCCCTGAACCCCATTTTGAAAATTGAATCTCGATAGTTGTTCCGTGTTAGTGACTACATCTTTCATTACGGACCTAGCGTTTTGTCCCACACTTTGAACATAAACGATAGATTCTTGTAAATTTTTAGCGACATCACTGTAAGAAATTCCTACCTTATCAAATGAGTCCACCAAAGATAAAACACTTTGGTCTAATATCTTACCAGCAGCAAAAAGTTCTCTAACATCCTTAGTTGTAGCAATTAATTGAGTTCTTGTACCTCCTGCAATTTCTGAAATTGTTTTTCTGACATCATCAAAAGTTCCACCCAATCTTGTAACGTCAGGTGCGGCATCATTTATTGCTTTGGAAATCTCTTGAAATCTGATTCTTCCTCCAACAAAAGTTTTATTTAGTTCGTCGGATTGAATTATTAGCCTTTGAAAAAGTTGTGAAGCTGCCCCAATTCCTTGTCGTAAATCTGTAAGATTGGCTATTGAGCTTTTAATAGCGTCCCCCAAAATCTTAAAATCTTTTATTGCGGCTGTACTAGTAGATGATGTGGGGTCGACACTTGCGTCCTGAAAAAACATTAATTAGGTTTTCTATAAATAGGTTCAGTTTACTTTTTTTCAGAGTTAGATTCTATCCACTTATCCAAAAGATACTTCCTTATGAATATAGGCATAATGATAAAGTCTGAATATGAAATATTCAAAAGGGTACTCAAATAATAAAATTCGTCTAATTGATTTTTCCTATACTCAGAAGAAAGGGCGAAAAAATTCAACCCCAAAACTAACGTTGACAGTCAGTTTTTCTCCTGATGGGGCTATTACAACTTTCCTTAAATCCAATCTCGGCTCATTATCATATAAAAAATTTCTTATGTATTTCGAATCCGCTATTGGTAATGATTCAACAAACTTCGCAATCTCCTCCTTATTGGAATTTCCGTTTACTTCTTGTATTTGTCTTTGTAGTGTAAGTGTGACCTTTGGAGCGGGTCTTCCAGAGGGATAAGAAGCAACTATTTTTTGTATATCTGCGGTCTCCCCGTATGTTAATATTTTCAACTTTACTTGTGAGCCTGTTTTAGGTAAAGTGGTCAAATATGTCCCGTCTTCCGATGGTTCTTGTTTTGATTTTATAATATCTAATTCATCCAATCTAACAACAGAATCAAACCCCTTCTTCGTTTGTGGGTCAACAAGACTCAAGTTTATTTCGGGGCCAAAAGAGGTATTTCTTAAAAATATGAGAATGGCTTCTATATCCCCTTCTAATAAATCTTCTATTTTAAGGTCTGGTTCATAAATTTTGTTCCTTAATAAAAGGGTTGTAATATCGTCTGAACCACCTAGAAGAATATTTTCATCGGAAGCTGTAAGATAACCTACCTTAATTGATTTTTTCTTGTTTTTATAAAATATACCTTGTGAAGGTAGAGGCACCACGTCATGTGGTAGTGACATCATTTGTTGTCCGTATTCTCTTGATTTGTCTTCCATATATAAAAAATAACCGTAAAGTTTATGTCTTTACGGTTAAATATATAAATTATTGATTTTTTATAAATAGTATTAATATACTAACACACATCTATCCATTCTTAGACCTGCTGTAATGTCAGCTAAATTGTCTGTGTTGTATGCTAAAGAACCAAAGTTGACAGATGTCAAGAATGTTCCGAATAAAATCCATTTTTCCACAACCACACCTGTTGGGTCTAACATTTCGAGGTCGATATCTTTTTTGTAGCCCGCGGCATATCCCATACGACCTGTGACCGACTCAGCATGTAAACGAACCCACTCCATCAAAGCTTGTGCTGCGGATGGTCCAATCGGGTCTCTGAATTTAACTTGTATTTCATCCCAATTGAATCTTCCCGCAACGTATGTAGATGTGTTTAGGAATTCTATTTCTTTTGATGCAATTTTAATTGATGGTCTAGATGTTGACTCAACAAACCATTCATTAATACCTAAAGAAGAAGGAAACCTCAAAATAAATCGGTTTTGTCGTTTCGGTTCATACGGTATCGGCATTTTCATTAATAAATCAGCCATATCATTAAGTTTTTGTTTCTATTGTTTATATCCTATAAATATAGGGTGTTGGAAAATATTTCTATTGACTTTTGACCCCATTTTTTAATTATTAATTTACTCGTTTCTTAACTCCCCCAGCAGTAGAATAAGTTTTAACCATATCATCTTTATCAAAAGCTTTCTTAATTACTTCTACATTTTTTGGGTCATCATCTGAAAATCCTATCTCTGGCTCAGATGGAATAAACTTATTTCCTACATCATTTTTTAACCAAGCTCGTTTATTTAGGATTGCAGCCATCCCTTTTATATATTCGACAAAATCTTTCATTGCTTTCACCTTTGCTTCTTCAGGATTAGTTGCTCCTGATTCGTCTCCGAACGACACAGGATGATACTTATTTAGAGCCAAATAAGTTTTGATTAATTCTTCATCAGACATTTCATCTTCACCTACAAATGACCTGTACTTTTTTAGGTTTTTAATCAGTTTGTCTTTGTCAATGCCATTGAAACCTGAAACGATATAATTGTAGATTGTTTCTCTAATTACATTTGGGTTGTGTCCTCTAGCAGTAATGATTGAAAATATTGAACCGTTGTTAATCGCTTCTCTAAAATCATTGAACGCTGGTCCAGTTTCTGCTTTCATTGCATCAATTAAAAAATCTTTATCTCCCTCACTTCTGAAATATTTAAATGGGTTATCTGTAAAACCAACGATTGTTTTTCCTTTGTAGTCAAAATCTTTCTTTCCGATGTGATGACGGTGCTTAGCAAAATCCTCGGTTGACATACCCACTTCATTTCCTTTATCATCCTTTACCATAATTTTAGTAGGCATATGAACGATATTATCATCCCAATCAAAAGCATAGTATTTCAGTTCAGGTGTCTTTTCGTCTTTGAATGCTTCTGTTAAAACAATTTCCATATGAGGCTAAAAAAGGGGGATTTCTCCCCCCGTTTAATTATATATTTTCGAACGAAGCTCCTGTCGGTGTAATAAAGAATTCAATATCTATGAATTCAAGAGCTTTAGTTGGTTTAAGGTAAATTTTACCTGTGAGAGTGTTTCTGTCCAAATCTTCTGGAGAAGAAGAAACGGTCACACGGAAATCGTAAAGACCTCTATCTCTTCTGATACCATCAAGGATTGGGTTAACACTATCTAAGAATTGTTGTCTTACTATTTGGTCGTTCTGTTCGAATAGTAATCTTACAGCTACAGCTGAGATTAACTTACGAGCTTGTAATAACAGTCTTCTTACGTTCAATCTATTCAAAGCTGTATCTGCAATTTGAAGTGTTTTATTTCCAAATATTACAGTTCCAACATCTGCAAATGTTGCTATAGGATTTAATCTTCCTTGATATAAAGTATCTCTATCTTCTTGAGTCAACTTGATACGAGCTTTAATTGAATTTACTAAACCTCTCGTATAACCCGCTGTTGCGAACCATGGGAAAGAGATATTATCAGTAAGTGCTAAATTTCTACAAACTTCACCAGTTGCCGGTAGATAGATTTGAGTATTATTTACGGTATCTCTTGTTAAAATCCAAGGGTAATATGTTGCTGTATAGTTTGAGTCGATACCAGTATTATCAAGGTTGTCGACCGCTTCTTGTGGGTAAATAATTTGAAGTGAATCAGTTGAATCAGGTGTGTACATGTCGTAATCAGGTGTAGTCACTATATAAACACTATCTGCTCTCTGGAATTGAATCATGTCAATTGCCTCTTCGCACAAATTAGAATTGTTTACGTAGTCTATACTCGAGGTTGCGAACAAATTGATGTTTGTTGACTCTGGATTTCTATAAGTAAGAATACCAAGTAAGTAAGCATAATAGTCAGTATTAGCAAAATCTTGAGTGTTATTTTCTACAATAATTCTCTTGAAAATACCTTCACCTGTAGCATTGGGATATCTTATAGAGGTCGCTGCTCCTGCAAGATATCCAGAAGAACCAAGTTGGAATTCATCTTTATTAGTTCTAAATTCTCTGTATATGTCCCATCCATCGAAACCACCAGCAAAACATACTGTGTATTTCCTAGCAAATATAAAATAATAAGGATTTTCTTCTGACTCAGGGTCTGATGTAAATGTAGCTACTCCACATTCATATGCAGGTTCACCACTAGTTGTGTAAACGTTACCTATTGTAACAACCGTAGCACCAGAGTCCATATGAAATCCTTTAGTTAATCCATTCCAAGGGATTGATTCAGTTGTATCTGCCCAATCAATCTGTGGGTTTTGTTGACCCAAATATTGAAGAAATGAATCATCAATGCCAAAATATGATGAAAAACCTAAGTAACTTCTTCTTATAACATCACCAGGTGAATTTACTGTAGACGCAAAAGGTGGGTTAAAAATAGGTTCTTGGGGATAATAATATTTTATTTTGTAAACGATATATGGAGCATAATTAGAAGATGAACCATATTCTCTCTGAGTATACCCGTTGAAACCACATGGTAATGCATCTATTGGAGCGTTTTCCGCCATTTCAATCATAATATATTTTGATAACAAAATATATTCACCGTCTGATGAACCAATTTTTTTAGCAATAAAATTGTTAGAACTTGGGTCCAAATTACAGTTGGTAAACTTTTCAATAACAATTGGATTTGTATCTGTGTCAAAGAAGTTTCTGACTAAGACATCAAAAGACATATTATTAAATGACAAATTAGTAATTGATACTTTCACTTCAGTGTTTGCCGCATTACCATCAGAAATTGATATAAATCTGAATAAGTCATAAACTTTATTACCTCTCAACTCAGACACTAAGAAAGGTGTTTTCGGTGATTGATATTTTTGTAATTTCCACGCTATTGATGTTTGAGACGGGGTCCCCGCAGCAGGTCTTGAACCAGGTAAAGAAATTAAATTACAATTAAGACCTCTTACATAACTTGAATTATATCCATAGGATAGAGAACCAGGGTAAATTTCCTCAACAAATAAAGGTACTTCATTTCTCGGTTTTTGAAAATTTTCTACTCCTAATACTTTTGTAATGTATTCTGATGAAGTAGACTGCAACGAAGTTTCAAATTGAAAGCTTTCTCCATTTTTTGTAACTCCTGAAACCCCGAACAAAGATAATGGATTTTGAGTTACCCCACTATATTGACCATCACAAACCAATTTGACATCAGTAAGACCTGTTACTTCATATACAGGACCATGATTTTGACTTGATGAGTTATTTGTATATAAAGAAATTCCTCTTGACCTTAATGTAGCAACAACCATATTGTTCCAATCATGGAAAGCTGTGCCGGAGTAAGTAAAGATACTACCTGATACAGAGCCCGAGAAAACTCCCGTACTTGGATTTGTCAATTGATTAACGGTCCAAGATACAGATGTCCCTGAATAATTATCTCCACTCTGTAAATCGAAGTTAGCATAGAACCAAGCATCATTTTGGCCATCCGTCAACTCATTATTATCAAGATTGACATTGTCAACATCAAACCCATCTGTGAATCCTGTAAAACCAGCGTTAATTAAATTGAAATAATTATTGCTAGGAATAGAACCCCAAGAGAAAACAGTGTTACCTGATAAAGAGGTATTAGAAAAAATAGATTGTATAGCAGTATTCCAACTAGCATTGTAAGATGACGTACTTCCGTTATTAAGTGTGTAAACATTATTGAATACCGTAGAAATAGAAGCGGGTAAGCTAGTCCAATTGACGGTACCTCCCGTGTTACCTGAGAAATTACTTGTGAAATTTACTTGAGCGACGCTCGCATTAATTCCGATTGTTTTTGGGTCAGGATTAGCTACTATGGATATACTCCAAGACGGGCCCGCGTCGTATCCAGACAATCCCAATACTCTTGTAACAAATAGTTGATTAGATTGTTGTAAATATGATTTAGCTATATACGCGGCTTCATACTTGGGAATTTGTGTATTTACAAACTTTGTTGGTTCAGTACCTCCGAAGAAGGCTTGAAACTCGTCAAAATTTGTTATGAAAACAGGTTCGAATGCAGGACCCTTGATAGTCTCTCCCACTAAACCTAATGTTGTTACACCAACGCTTTGTGCTACAAACGATAAGTCGGTCTCTGAAGTGTAGACGCCCGGTGAAACATAAACTTTTTGGTTTACAGTTGTTGTTGCCATTATTTTAAATTATTCTGTGAGATTTATTTTATTGATAAATATTCTAATAGGAATGAAAAAACTTTACTTTTCATTATCTATTTATAAACGGTAGGAATAAATTCTACCTTTTTTCTACTATGATAATTAAGAGAGAAATAAAAAACATAAAAATAGACCCTAAGGTCCACGAAATATTAAAAAAGTATTGCGACAAAAGAGGTATGAAAATTTATAAATTTTTGGAAAATTTGATAATACAAAATTGTCAGGAAAAAAGGGATATCTACGGTGAAAATTAGAAAAGTTTATTATCAAATTTTATAGAGGAGGGTTTACTGTTATTTTCTTTTTCAACATCTACTCTTAACATATCATTGAAAGTAATTTGAATAAAATTAACATTTGTACCATAAAAATCTCCGTTGATATAAACATCATAAGACAAAACATTATCTGTTGATATAATCGACATTTTAGCAGTAAAATCTATTTTTTCACTCAAAGAAGTTACACCAGATAAAAATAAAAAATCAGATGGAAATTGACTTGGATTTTGTGGCCAAGTTTTTCTTTTCTTTTTCAGTGTTGAAGTGTCAACTTCAACAATTTGTGTAATTCTTTGAATTGCAGGTTTTACCTCAAACTCTTCCTCGTCTATCAAATAACCCAACATTGTAAAATCATAGTTTTGTATATAATACTTTCTTGATTCAATATTCATCTGAGACTCGTCACCTACATTGTTTAAAATTATAGGAACATACTGGCCTTTAATAAATGTGTAAGCTTGTCTAGAAGCGAAGATTGACATCACGTTTTTATTGAGCTGATTCAACTCTCTCATTCTATTACAAATAATCTTCAAACTATAGTTGATGTCAACAGGAACAGGTTGGGGAATTGTATATATATCCATCCCTTGCATATTACCATCCCAAGTAGGGACAGAAGCATAATAAAACTGTTTACGATTCGGAATGTTATATTTCGTGGCAGGATTCGAGCCAAACTTTACTTCAGGTACTCTAACAAGGGTTATAAAAGGAGGACTCGGATTAAAATCCAAATCTACAAAACTAGATGTTTCCAAATACTGAGTCCAATTTTGACTTGTAATAATAATATCTAAAAAAGGAACAATTTTTCCAGAAGTGACCACCTTTAGTTCTGTTTTACAAAACTCTAACATACCCTTATCCAAATCAGCATGTAATACTGATTTTGGCAAATAAGTTCCATCTTTTTTTATATATTCCAATAATTGTTCTCTCCTTGCGCTCAAAGTTTTGTTTGGTACTAATTGAATAGTTGGTTTTACTTGTTTTGGTAACGGCATAGTATATTAATTTTTTGTCATCGAAGCCACAGTCGTCAATGCGTTCCAATGAGAAGAGGACTTGGAAGAACTTGCACCATTAACTATTCCGAGCCCTCTACCTTGGGAATTTCCAACAAATACATTTGAAGCCGGTACTCCGCTATCAACTGCACTTCTAACACTTGATTTTGTCTCAGGACCAAGAGCGTACGGCTCTATTATATAAAGCATGTTTTTGGATGTGCCCATAGCACTTGCAATATCGCTGGATTTCCTACAACCCGCACTGAAAAGATACACAGGTATATTTTGGTTTTGGTTTATGAATTCAACTATAGTTGAGGTTGGTGTATTATATGTAAATTCTTTGACCTTTTTATCAACACCCAAACCTTGTTTTAATAAATTAGCTTGAGAACCAATTTTTAAATCACCAACCCTGTAGTCTAACCCACCAACCAAGACAGCATCGTAACCACCAATAGTTTTTTCAGGGAATTTTATATCCTTTGGGACTGAAAGTCCGAATTCTTTTTCAACCGCTTTTCTTGTGAGAGGACCAAGTAAACCATCAACACCATCTTTATTAGGACCATACTTTCCTAAATCATAACCTTTACTAACCAATACTTTCTGAATTCTTTCGACATCAGAACTGAAAGTGGCTGTTTCGATTAACATATTATGTTGTGATTCTTTAAGAATATATCTCATAAATTAAATTCCTTTAAATTCGTTCTCACTTACCATAGTAGCTACAATTGTTCTATAAAACGGTTTGTAACCACCGTAAGTATGTTTGTTATCTGACCTTACATATCCATCGTCCTCTACAACATAGTATCTTACTCTATCTTCACTTTCATAGTATCCCAAATAATCTCCCATAAAAATCTCAACCCCTAAATCTTCTAAAGTTTTTTGATAAACACTAAATCTCATATTACCTGGTTCTTGCTGTTTAACTTTTGAGGTCCCCAATAATTTATTAGTCGGAGAAGAAACTTGGACATATCCTTTTATTTCAACAGGTGCCAGAAATTGAATCCCATCTTCCAAAACCTCACCATACACATCATCAGTTTTAGTTTTATATCTATCTATTCTATAAAGAATGACAGTAAAATTCATATCTCCAATTAACCACTCCTCACCCATACCAATATCAAGAACATAATCTTCACCACCGAAAAACTTACCGAGTCTTGTGATTGGAACTAAATTTTCTCTCATATTGATAAATATTGTTTCAAAGATTATATTTCGACTAAGTACTATGCGTGTAAATCCACCGACCAAAATTTATTTGGACAAAAGTCCAATCCACGGTAGAGGAATATTTGCCTCTGAAAAAATTCTTATTAATGAAGTTTTCGAAATATGCCCATACTTGGATTTGAATATTCCTAAAAAAACATCTAGCCCAATTTTGATTAACCATCGATTTAATTGGCCTATGGGGACATCAGAATGGGAATTACAAGTCGTTGGTTTAGGCTTTTCGAGTTTTTATAATCACAGTAACACACCAAATGCAAATTGGAGGTCCAATAAAGTACATGATACATTCGAGTTTTACGCAACAAGAGACATAGATAAAGATGAAGAAATTCTAATTTTCTATGGTGGTGAAGAATATTGGAATGATGGTAGAAAAGATATTAATATCAAATAATGAGTTCTGAAATTAGTTTAGAGTCTAAAGCCATCACATTACTCGAAACCTATCAGGGGGCTAACAACTACATTTTGGAGCTGAAAAGAAAGTCTCAAATTAATAAAAAATTTTATCCAACAAGAAGTCAATCAGAATACATAATTGAAAACTATGAGATTTCCCCTAAAATTGCTCGAAAATGGATAATCTTAGATGCTTATTTTGCACAAAAACTCGCAGACGACAAATTATATACTGAAATTCCAACAAAAATATGGGTGGAAAAATTATTAGCGGAAAGGGAAAAATCTTTTCACATTTGGGGAAAAATTTTTGATTCTGAAGAAATTCACGATTTTTGGCTTCCAAAGGCGGCTGTAATAAAAGATAATACCGTTAAGGATGTGGTGATTAACTACGAAAAATATTCTGTAAGACCTCCTCTTAATCATCAAAAAGAGGCGGTTCAAAAACTAGTAGAAAACAAAAAATTCATATTGGCTGATGACATGGGTCTTGGTAAGACTACTTCAACAATAATAGCCGCTCTTGAAACAGGTGCGAAAAAAATACTTATTATTTGTCCTGCAACATTGAAAATAAATTGGAAAAGGGAAATTGAGAACTACACTGACAAAAGTATTTTTATCGCGGAGGGAAAGAATTTTTCAACAGAACACGACTTTGTTATTATAAATTACGATATAATAAAAAATTTCCATGACATTAAGAAAAAAAGTGAGTCACAAATTAATAATGCGAATTTCGATTTGGTGGTTGTTGATGAGGCACACTATATCAAAAATCCTCAAGCCCAACGAACAAAATTAATTAATGACATAGTCAAAAAAGTTGACCGACTATGGCTTTTAACAGGCACACCTATGACATCAAGACCAATTGATTATTATAACTTGTTAAGTCTTGTAGATTCACCTGTTGCCAAGAATTGGATGGCCTATGTTATCAGATATTGTTCGGGATATCAATTTAGGGTTGGTCCAAGAAAAGTTTGGAATGTGATGGGAGCATCAAACTTGGAAGAATTAAGAGACAGAACATCATCATTATTACTCAGAAGATTAAAAGAAGATGTTTTAGATTTGCCTGACAAGATTATTACACCTGTATATCTTAGACTTAAATCTAAAGAGTATGAAGAACTCATGGGTGAATATTATAATTGGTACGAAAAAAACCCTGAAGAATCCAAATCTCTCACTGTTCAATTTACAAAACTCACAAAAGTAAGACAAATTATTGCAGATGAGAAAACAAATCAAACGATTGAGCTTGCCGAAAACATATTAGAACAAGGAAAAAAAGTTATAATATTTTGTAATTTTACTAACTCTCTAAATAAAATCTGTGAACATTTTGGTAAGTCAGCAGTTAAACTTGATGGTTCAATGTCAAAACCCGAAAGACAATTAGCAGTCGACCAATTTCAAGAAAACGAAAAAATTACGGTGTTTGTTGGAAACATTAAGGCCGCTGGTGTCGGTATCACACTCACGTCAGCCGAAGCTGTAATAATGAACGACTTATCTTTTTTACCATCCGACCACTCACAAGCCGAA